GTGCAGACCGACTTGCTCGACCAGGACTTCATTGAGTTCCTGCGCAATCGCAGCGTGATGCTCGCCGCTGGTGTTCGCACCATGCCCGGCCTGCAGGGCAACGTTGCGATTCCCCGCCGCTCTGGTGTGGCTTCGACCTACTACCTGAGCAGCCAGACCACCGCCATCACCCAGTCGGAGTCCACCTTTGACCAGGTGACCCTTTCGCCAAAGAACCTGGCTGCGCTGTCCAAATACAGCCGCCAGACACTGCTGCAGGCCACCCCTGGCATTGAGCAGCTGGTGCGCACCGACCTGATCGACGGCATCAACGTCGCCATGGATCTGGGCATCCTCAACGGCTCTGGCTCCAGCGGCCAGCCCACCGGGATCATGCAGACCAGCGGCATCGGTTCAGTGGCCATCGGCACCAACGGCGGCGCCATCACCCTTGAGGCCCTGGTGAACCTTGAAACCGAGCTCACCATCGACAACGTGCCGGTTGATCGCAACTCGGTCAGCTACATCACCAACGCCAAGGTGATGGGCAACCTGAAGAAGCTCCGCGCCGGTGGTTCCACCACGGGCGATGGTCCCTTCCTGGTGAACGACAACCTGCTGGCCATCGGCCGCGGCGCCACTCCTTCGGTGGTGAATGGTTACCCCATCTACGTCACCAACCAGGTGCCCTCCACCCTGACCAAGGGCAGCACCAGCGGCACCTGCTCGGCGGTGCTGATCGGCGACTACAGCCAGGCCATGGTGGGCCTGTGGGGCAACGGCCTTGAAATCACCGTTGGCGAGGACAGCGATGACTTCTCCAAGGCGCTCACCAGCGTCCGGGGCATCGTCACCTACGACGTGGCGGTGCGCGATCCCAAGTGCTTCGCCGCTTGCCTTGACGTGACGACCAGCTGATAGGGCCTCAGGCTCTCGACCCTGACCGGGGCGGCACATGCCGCCCCTTTCCCCTATGAAAATCCTTGCCACCCGCAACACCTTCGCCAGCGGTCAGGCCCTGGAGGCCGGGACCGTCTACGACGTGAGCGACGAAGACGCCGCCACGCTGGTGCGCATGGGCAAAGCCACCACCAAGCTGCCGCCCGAACCCAAGCCCGCCCGCAAGTCGAGGGATCCCGGCTGATGGCCTTCACCGAGGATCTCAGCGTCTTCCTCGACCTCAACGGCTTCGGTGTCCCTGTGACCGCCGGGGCCGTTTCTGGCGTGGGAATCCTCGATCAGAACAGTGAGATTGCCCTCGGCGGTGAGGCGGTCTTCATTGATTACTTGCTGATCGTGCAAGCCTCGATCTTTGGCAATCTGAGCTATGGCGACACCATCGCAGTCAACGGCGAGAATTTCAAAGTTGAACACCAGCCGATGCGGTTCGATGACGGCGCGTTCTGCAAGGTGCCGCTGATGAAGATCGCCGCTGTCAGCAACAACATCGCCACCCTGAGCGGCCTGCGCCTGGTGACCCAGGACGGCCGTTATCTGGTAACCCTGGCTTCCTAGCCTGACCCATGGCTGACATCACGATCACCGGACTGCCGAACGCATCCGCCCTGACGGGCACGGAGCGGGTGCCAATGGACCAGGCGGGCACGACGGTGGACGCTGCCGCTTCCGCGATTGCTGCCCTGGCGCCCGGGACAGATCTGGCATTCACAGCGGCAACGCGGACGCTGGCCAGCTCGACCGGCGCGGACGTGGTGCTGCCGGTCGCTACCACGTCAGAGGCTGGCCTGGAGTCGGCAGCCGACAAGACCAAGCTGAACGGCATCGCCTCCGGCGCCACCGTCAACGCGACAGACGCCCAGCTCAGGGATCGCGCCAGCCACACCGGCACGCAGGCGGCGGCAACGATCACAGGCCTTGGCACCGCTGCACCCCTGGACGTGGCCGCCGCCGGTGATGCCAGCGCTTCCCAAGTGGTCACGGGCAACGACAGCCGGCTGAGTGATGCGCGCACACCAACGGCCCACAGCCAGGCCGCCAGCACGATCAGCGACAGCACGGCCGCCGGCCGAACGCTGCTGACTGCGGCTGATGCAGCCGCCCAGCGTGCGGCGATGGGCGCCGCCGCCAGCGGGGCCATTGGCTCCAGCGGCTTGACCATGACCGCCGGCATCCTGGGGCGCGAGAGCGGCACCGGGGCGCCGCAGATCTATTCGATCGGCTCGGGCCTGGCGATCGTCGGCGGCGCCCTGGTGGTGACCGCCGGCGGCGCTGGCACGGTGACAAGCGTTGGCCTGTCCGCGCCGACAGGGTTCAGCGTCAGCGGCTCGCCGGTCACCACCTCCGGCACGCTGACTTTGGGCTTCGCGGCGGGGTACAGCCTGCCAACCACCAGCAGCCAGAGCAACTGGGACACGGCCTATTCAGAGCGGGCCCGGTGGGATGGTGGGGCCACTGGCCTCAACGCCACCACCGGACGGGCGAGCCTGGGCTTGGGCACCGCAGCGCTGAGCGCCACAGCAGACTTCGCCGCAGCGTCTCACACCCAGGCCGCCAGCACGATCAGTGACTCCACAGCTGCTGGCCGGGCGCTGCTGACTGCTGCCGATGCGGCCGCTCAGCGCACCAGCATGGGCTTGGGCAGTGCCGCCACTGGTGCCGCCAGCTCTGCCACTCCGCAGGCCCTGGCTGCTGCTGCTGCTGCTGGCACCTCTGGGGACTTGGCCCGCGCCGATCACGCACACCAGTTCCAGCCCGCTGATGTGATGGTGCCGCTCACCGGGGAGGCCACCAGCCTCACGGTTGCCACGCTGCTCACCGTGCCCTACTGGCCCCAGCCGACCACGCTCACGGCCATTCCGGTCTGGATGCTGAACACCGCACCCACGGGCTCAGCTGCTCAGTTCGACATCCGAGTGGGCGGCACCTCGATCTTCTCCACGCTGCCTACAATCGCAATCAGCGGCACCAACAGCACCACCACAACTGCTGCAGTGTTCGCCACGGCATTCGTGAGCGGTGGCCAGCAGATTGCACAGGGCGCCAGTGTCACGTTCCACTGCACGCAGATCGGCTCCACCGTTGCCGGTGCCGGGCTGAAGGTGACGATCCCCACCAGGAGGGCCGCAGCGTGATTGAGTTTTGGGGGAACGTGGGGACGTTTGCGGTGGCCTACGACACCGACGCCCAGGCCTACATCACGGCGGTCGAAACAGCAGATGGACAGGCGCTGGAGACTGGCGTCAGGGACGCTATCAATGCCTTTGTGGTCGGCTGCAAAGCCGATGGCATCTGGTCCGCCATCAAGGCCAGTTGCATCCTGGCCGGTGCCCGCACGTTGGCCGGTGCGCTGGTGCCGCTGGTTGGGACGGCACCGACGAATTTCAACTTTGCCTCCGGCGATTACAACAGAAAGACTGGTCTGATTGGCAATGGGAGCACCAAGTATTTAAACACCAGTAGAGCAGAAACATCAGACCCACAAAATAACATGCACTGGGCTGTTTATACAACCTCAAGCCCCACAAATGTTGCTAGCCAGTTTATTTTTCATGGATCTGATGATACAAGCTCGTCTGGCCTATACCTAAGCAATGGCACTACCGCAGCACTAAAAAGTCGCAATCAAACCGCAGCCGACGCAATTACCTACGCTCCGGGATTTTTTGGAGCCAGTAGATCATCTTCTACGTCTGTAGCGTGGAGACGCCTTGGAACAAGTGGGAGTGCCAGTCTTGCGTCAAATACACCGAGCGCGACTGCTTACAACCTTTTTCGTAGTCCATCTTATTCTTCTCAGTATTACGCTTCCGTCCGCGTAGCTTTCTACAGCATCGGTGAATCCCTCACCCTGTCCCTGCTCGATAGCAGGGTGAGCACCCTGATCACCGCCTACGCCGCCGCGATTCCATGACCCGCCAGCTCTACCGCATCAGCGACCAGGCCCTGCTGCCCTATCCCCGGCCGGACGATCAGCCGGTGGTTGGGCTTGATCGCAACGACTACCGAGTGGTCGAGATCGTGCAGCTGCCCCAGCCGCCGCACGATCCCGCGACTGAACAGCTCAGCAGCACCGAGGTCTACGACTGGCTGCCTGATGGCCCGGACCCCACCGGCCTCGATGGCACC